ACCGTTCAGGTACTTTTTATCTTGTTCTTCAAAGAAGTTATCCGTTTTTTCATCCGATAGGAACACAGTTACCTTCTGCGTTGGGCAGCTCAGTTTATGCACCTATTGTTGTCGTATCTGTTTACTCTATCGCAAACTAACTGTTCGCTACGCCCTACAAAATCGGGTATAGAGCAGTTTTTTACTAAATGTTCTGCCCATTCAATGCAAGCTTTGTCTCCGTTTCCAAGTTTTCTAAAAGGCATATCTTCCAAACCAAAGTATGCTTTGTAACTTTTAATTATTTGCTTTCTATTCATTTTTGTTATTATTCAGTGTTTCAAATTCGTAAAAAACCGACTCCATACCCGAAAACCGTTATACAACCAACGAACTTTTCAAATAACGGTCATACATTATGATGCTTCCAGCATTTGCAACGTTGTAATTGCCGATTGGCAGTTGAACTAACTGATGGCATTTGTTTCTTGCGTCTGGTGTAATCCCATTATCTTCTGCCCCAAGCAGGTAAATACATCTATCAGCGTGTTTGTAGTGTTCAACTTTTACGCTCCTTTTATCCAATTCAACACCTACCAATCTACAATCGTAAGGCATCGCTTTGTAAAAATCATCAAAATTTTCGTAGTAGTAAAATGGTATCGAGTTACAAGTCTTCATTGTATCACCCGCTTGTTTTGGTATTCGTTTGCCAATAGTGAATATGAAACTTGCACCAAGAATGTTGGCTGAACGCCAAAGCGAACCTACATTCATTTCTTTTTTTGGGTTCATAATCCCAATTCCGAAATACCCTTTATTCTCCATCTCTCAAAATTTTAATAATGTTTACTTGTTTTTAAACAGATGCATAGCATCACTTATAACGCAGATCTTGCCCCTTCACTCCGATGAAGTTGAACATTTCGTGAATACGTGATTCGATTCGCTTGCCGTACTTTTTGCCTATCATCTCAGCGTTGAGGTTGGTCGTGGCAAAGGTCAGGTATCCTTTGTTCGTGTAAAGCTGGTGTCGCTGTGTCAACGCATCAACTCCGACATTTATCTCCGTTCCATAGCGTTTAATCGTACTATGCTCCTCTCCGATGTCATCAATGGCAAACATCTTGGCTTTCATTGCCGACTCAAGAATGAACAAATCCTCGCCTTCTGCTTGATAGATGCGCTCCATTTCGAAGCCAGTATAGATCTTGAACTTGAACTCCTGACCGTAGCCCATGAACAAGCTCAACGATTTCAAATAGACCGTTTTACCTACTCCAGTCGAACCCATCAGAATTAGACCCTTATCGGTGTCTCCGTTGAATGAATCCAACTGAAGGGCGTAGCGGACAATCTGGTCCGTCAGTTCCGGGTGTTTGTCTTCCCATTTTGGGAGAACATATCGGCAGCACTTTTCAAATGCAATCCGTGCGCTTTCGAAGTTTTCCTCGTGGTACTTTCGAAGCTGATAACGAGCATCTTGCCCCTTCTCAATTCTGCTAATGTAGTCGTCTATTCTCATGGGTATTCAACGTTTTCGAAGTTCTTAAAATCGTATTCCTTATTGCTCTTGAGGTTGTCATCTTTGAACCAAATGCTGCGCGCCTTCTGCTTCCAGTTCTTAACCGTGTTCCCTCTGCCATCCTTCCAAACTCTGCCGAGCGGCTTTCGGCTTTCCTCGTAGTATTCCCACATCTTGGTTGCAGATTCCTTAGTGTAGCCGTTCTCCTCAAAGTAAGCAATCACTTCTTCAAGCGATGGTGGCTTTATACCATCATCTTTAACATTAACACTTTCATTAACATTAACACTTACATTACCATTTACAGTAGACGAAATTGAACGCTCGTTAACGGTCGTTGAATCTCGTTGAACGAGTTGTGCATTTCGTTTACGAACTTCAGCAGAACGTCTGCCAGCCTCCGAGCGTTGCTCTTGTTGGTTCTGCCACTTCCTTAAGTCGCGTTTTAGCGATTGTTTAATCGGCTCAAATGCTAACTCCGTAATGAAGTCAGGAGCAACTGGGTTGTCGTCATTGACGTACGAAATGATGTGTTTGATTAAACGCCCAGCTTGAGCGTCATCGAGTTTGTCCCATACGCCTTTTTGATCGCAGTACAGGATGAATGACTTTTTGTTTTCAGCCATATCTCAGGGTTTAAAGGTAACCGAACGGGAGGCGAGGCAGCGCCCAGCATGACCACCTGAGAAAGTCGAATGCTGTTTTTCCCGTATCGGTTTATGTATCTGTTCATAACTCAGGGTTTGCGACAAACGCTCTTTTGCCTTAGCGTTCATAATTAAGTAGCAAATATACAAAATTGTGCCAATTGGAAATCATTTTTCTCGTTCATATCCAAGTATCCGCATAACGAAATCAAGCACCCTCACTTTCCAGTTCTCCATATCGATCGTGAATTGATTTCACAAGTTTGTCGTTGTGCCGAATCGCCCACTTCATCATCTTGATTGAATACACAACCGTAGCATGATCGCGGTTGAATATCTTGCCAATATCTGATAATGAGTATCCGCTGCCGTACAGTTCACGGTGAACCCGATAGATGGCATATTGCCGAGCGACAACCACGTTTCTGACTCTTGTCGATGACTTCATGACAGAGTAGCCGATGCCACTTACCTGCTCAACCTTATGGATGATGTTCTTGGTGCTTCTGTCGATGTGCTTCTCCGAGTGTACGCCCTTTATTGCTGATATCAATGCTTCGCAGTCATCACCAAAGTAGCCTTGGTGAAGTTCAACAATCTTAAGAAGCTGCTCCTTATGGTCGTTGGTTAATCTTATCACTTGCATTTCCACACGTTTATCTGTTTACCGAAATCGCCTTCAATCTTGTAACCGGTCTTTTCAATCAACCCTCGCTTGTGGAGGTTGGAGAAAGACCTTCGGATGGAAGTTATAGGGGTCTTTGCCCACTTGTCCGAAGATAACGGCTCCATGATTTGAAAGTGCCGCAGCACTCGCTCAGGTGTTACGCCTAACTGGTCGTGGTTTCTGAAATAAATTAAGACAAGTTCGTCCTGACTTTTCGCTTTCTCGCGGGACTTCTTTAACTCCGTCCCGATTTCATTGTTCGTGTTGTAGTACATCAGTTCTGGTTTATGTAGTTGATGATTGTTTCTTGAGTTCTTACGCTGACCCTTTCGCCAGCAAAGTAAGCGTACACGGTTTGCGTTGACAGCCCCGTGTCTTTGGCTATACGATAAGCGGTTATCTTCTTGGCATTAGCCTCCGCTATCACTTCGTCAATCTTGATAATCTTCAACATGGCTTTCTTCGTAATATTCTTGACACTCTTGACACTTATAGCCGTTCTGCGTAGGCTTCCCGCAATCTTCGCAATCCCTGCACTCGCATGGATCGCATTCTCGGACGCGTTGACCGCAGCACTCGCGGTAAGTCCAACTGTTCAAATAGTACTCCATTGTTCTTGTTTTTCCTCGCGTTACGGATGCGCGACCCCCGTTTTGATGATGCAATATCTGAATTACTTTTGAATATCCAAAACACTACGCAAAAAAAATATCATTCAGGAAGTTGAGGATGTTCAGGATTCTAAGGATTTCACCTTCTGTTTATACTCTTTGAGCATCTCCTCCAGTTCCCACGTTGCGAACTTGACTGTCGTTAAGCTGAGTTGGTGCATCTCTTCGGCTAACCCTTCGCGTTCTCGGTCTAAGTTCAGCCCGAAGTCGTATTGCCTTCCTTGCTGCATTACATTACAACCGTAGCATTGCGGTCGGCAGTTGTCCTCGTGCCATCTCGTGGCGTAACGGGACCGCGACATGAAGTGTCCGCATTGCATCTTCTTCCAATCGTACGACCTTCCGCAAGTGTAGCACTCGCAATAGCCGTCAAGATTTGCAGCCCTTAACCGAATGAATCGGCTAAAGACTGCATCTAAATCCTTGACAATTTTAGAACGGGAGGTCATCGTCTACCGTTACCGCTTTGGCAGTTACCTCCGCTTTCAGCTTCGGCTCGTAGGTGTCAACGCTTGCGTAGAGTTTGCCCTGTGCTGACTGCTTGACCTGAAGTCGAATCTCAAGACCTTGCTTGCCTTCCTTGAGGTACTGGTCATTCTCCTGTAACCACTTGATTAGCTTGGTTGGGTTGATAACCATGTCCGCCTTGACCCACTCAGGAGCATTACTGTTCGGTGTGTAGATGTTCAAACCATCCACGAAAACTACTTTACTTTCCATTATTTGATGTTTAAAAGGTTACGAAGATAATCATTAGCAAACGCCAATCGTTCGCGTAGTTGTTCTTGCATCTCAAGGTCTGCTTCTACTCGTATCTCAATCAGTTTAAACCGTTCGTCTTTGATACGTGGGTCGAATGAAATAAACCGACAGGCTAACGCTCCAGTTGCCATCATCTGCCCTTGCATCTGCCACAAGTACTTGGGGTCGATGTAACTTTCGAAAGCTGTCTTTAGATGGTTAGCCGTGTTGTACGGGCATTTGATTTCGATGAGTTCGCCATCGACCATGCCATCAGGTGATGCCCCTGAGTAGTCATTGATAAGTGTGAAGCCCATCTCCTCAATGGTTACGCCTCTGAGTTCTGAGTAGTAAGCCTTGCAGATTGGTTCATACTCATTGCCCCAGTCCAATGCCTTGCCGAAGATTTCGGTGTGTTGCCCCGTCAGGAGTTCTGCAGCTTTTTCGTAGATGTATGAAATAGCGGTCTGCCCAAGAACTTCGTCTTTCTTCCGTCCGTTGGTCATCAAATCGCCAAAGCGGGAAGCTGTGAACTTCCCTAACCTTTGCGCGTACCATTCCTCTGAGCGTTGCTGAGTGTCGCTGATTGCTTCGTATATTCCTTGCTCTTCCATCGTTATGCTCTTTTGAAATCGTCCGATTCATCTTCTCCGAATACGCCAACCTCGTAAAGACCTGAGAGCTTCAGAACTACTCTGCTCAATGCTCTCTTCTCCGCCATCGCGACTGGGTAGGTTTGGCGCGTGTTGGCTGGTGCCGACTCCCCGAAGGTTTCCATTTGAACGGGTAGACCGTTATTGTTGGACATTTCCCCGATAGCTTTGATTACCACGAACTTGCAGTCGTCTGTCAGGTGTACCATCTCGTATCTAACTCTGATTGCTTTATGCGCTTGGATGCGCTCAATGCCTTGTCGGGTGATTATTACGAACCCTTGCGGGCTTTTGAAGAAGTGGTCTT